GTCAGCAGGAAGCGGTGACGGTAAAAAGAACCGTGCCGGACATGGATTTTGTTACCGAGAGCGAAAACCGCATCTGGGGATGTTCTTCCGACAAGCACGAGATATATTGCTGCAAAATAGGCGATCCATTTAACTGGAATTGTTTTCTCGGATTGGCGAGCGACAGTTACGCCGTGACAGTCGGAACGCACGGTAAGTTTACTGGCGCGTTTACGATGCGGGGATATATCCTGTTTTTCAAGGAGGACTGCGTCCACAAGGTCTACGGCTCGAAGCCCTCAAATTTTCAGGTTACGAACGAGTCTATAAGAGGCGTGCAGAACGGCAGCGAACGGAGCCTTGCGCTATGTAACGAGACGCTATACTACAAGAGCCGAAACGGCATATGCGCCTATGACGGCGGAACCCCGGTCAATATTTCGGAGTCCTTCGGCGCGAATGCATACAGAAACGCCGTCGCAGGAGCGATTGACAACAAATATTATGTGTCAATGGCGGACGAAAACGGCAAATACGGCCTGTTCACATACGATGAGCGCACAAAAATATGGCATAGGGAGAGCGGGCTGAAAATAGATGCTTTCGCGCCGCTGGACGGGGAATTGTATTTCACGGTTGGAAACAGCCTGTGGACGATGCACGGCACGACGCGATACAGCGTAACAGATCAGACGTATGACGAAAAGCCGGTTGAATGGATGGCCGAAAGCGGACCTATTGGAGTGACAAGCCCCGATAATAAATATATTTCAAAACTGCAGTTTCGCCTGAGCGTCGAACGCGGGGCGCAGTTCCGGGTGCAGATCCAGTATGACTCTATGGGCGATTACGAGGAAGTGCTGCACATCGATGCTGTAAACAATCGCACAATCACTATTCCGATTATAGTCAGGCGCTGCGACCACATGAGAATCCGAATGCGGGGCAGGGGCAAGTTCATCTTGTACAGCATCGCAAAGGTAACGGAACAAGGGAGTGAAATCTGATGCCGACGCTAAATCTGAATCTGCCGACGAATCTTGGCGGAGATCAGAAAACTCAAAGCTATCTCTATCAACTTAACGAACAGCTTCGGTATATTCTCAACAATCTTGACGGAGACAATTTTTCGCCGGTTTATCTGAAAACGGTGGAGCAGACGCGGTCAATGGCGGAGCTGGCGAGCGACGCCGTTAAGCAATTAGAAGCGGGCAGAAAGATTGATTATAACGAGCTCAACGATAAAATCATAGCGCAGGCGGAAGAGATAAATCAGACATTTCACACCGAGATAGAGCAGAACAATGACAACATAATGACAACGGTGCGCGAAGAGCTTAGCGCGAAGGCGTCAATTGCAGAGCTTAATGCAACACTCGAGTCCTATGTTACACAGACTTCAAGAGAAATTCAGCTGAATTTCGACCAGAATTATCTCTATACAACAGAGGTTGACGGCAGACTCGAAGAGTTCCAGGAGCTAATAAGAACATATTTCCGCTTCACGGCGGAGGGAATGGAGCTCGGCAAGGCGGACAGTCCGTTCAAATCTATGCTGACAAATGAAAAATTAAGCTTCACACAGAACGGCACGGAGATAGCCTATATCTCCAACCGCTGCCTTTATGTTACGGATGTCGAAGTTCTTAACCGACTGAGGATAGGCAACTGGGAGTTCACGCCCAGGAGTAATGGCAATCTTAGCTTTATATGGAGGGAATAAACAATGGCAATAACAACAATCAAAACATATCCGAAGAATATCACCGTAGGTGTCAGCAAAATAAATGGTCTTGGTAATATTCTTGTTGAAGTCGAGGATGCGAATGACGGGAAGTCATACACCCATAAGATGTATTTCACCTGCGGCAATTACAGCTACGAGAGCGGGTATTTTTCAACAAACAATGCAGTTATGACGGCATATGAGTTCCCACTCGAATGGGCTAATGCCATTACGAGCGGAAGCAGCAGAACCGGCACGCTGAAGATTGAAACATACAAGAAGTTAGGACTGATCCCGACGACGCTCGTTGAGACGAACACGAAGACTGTCACTTTTTCGGTTCCGGACAATGTGAAACCCACAATGCCGGAACTGACAATAGAGCGCATAGACGGCAGCGTTCCGACCGAATGGGGAATATATGTGCAGGACTATTCAAAATGCAGGATTACTGCCGCTGCACAGGGGGCATACAGCTCAACGATAAAGAACTATCGATTTGCCGTGAACGGTGCAGTTCTGTCAAATCAGACCGGCGGAGTTTATACCTACACTTGCTATCTGTCGGGTGATCTGAACTTTACGGTCACGGCGACAGACAGCAGAGGCAGAACAGTCAGTCAGACGGCGAGCATATCGGTTGAAAAGTATGACAGTCCGATGATAAATGAGGTAACATGCTTCAGATGCACGCAGGACGGCACGGAAAACGACAAGGGCACATATGCGGCCGGAAAGGTAAACTATAGCTTCTCGGCGTTGTCAGGCAAGAATATAGCGGTTTGCAAAGCAAGCTACAAGACAGATACGATGGATGCCTGGTCTGATGAGACGGCGATGAGCAATGATGTGCAGGCGATCCTCTTTGACGGTCTCAGTGAGAATGTCTCGTATAAGATAAAATTCAAAGTTACCGATAGCCTTGCTTCCGCGGAATATGTTTATGAGCTTTCGACGAGCTTCGTGCTGATGGACTTCCTGCGCGGCGGCAAAGGAATAGCTTTCGGCAAGGTTGCGGAACTCGCCAATACGATGGACGTCAACATGCTGCTGCTCCTCAGAAAGGGACTGCAGGCAGGAGAACAAACTTTTCCGCTGAAAGACACAGGCTGGCAGGAGTTGGAGCTTACGGACGGAATAACTCCGGGCGCGAATGGACTGACACCCAAAGGACGCAGACTCGGAAACTCGGTCAATATCGTCGGAGATGTACAGGGGATAACGGCGGGCGGAAAAACCATATGCACGTTGCCTGAGGATATGCACCCGCAGTGCAGGATATTTACAATCTGTGCGGCGAACGATACCAACCTTGTTCGGTGGTCGGTATTTCCGGATGGAAGAGTGGTGCTTGACTGGTGTTTCAATCTTGAAGCGAAAGCCTATAAATACAATCTGACTTCATATACGCTGAACATAAATTATCTGATCTGAGGAGGTAAAAGCAAATGGCATACACGACAAAAGACCTTGAAAAGCAGAAAAAGCAGCAGGGCATATCAAAGGACAAACTGTCATACGCCGTGGCGCAGGGCGGAAATGCGGCGGCGCTCGCCGGTGGAATGGCAAAGCAGGGAATAAACGCCGCGAAGCAAGTCGGATACGGTATAGGCACGATAAAAACGCTGCTCAACAAGCCGAAGGACTATGAGGAATCCGACGAAGTTAAGCAGGCGCAGGAGAATCTGAAGAACCATTACAACTCAAAGCCCGGGGACTATCAGAGCAACTATGCAGACCAGATACAGGGGCTTTTGAAAGACTATGAAAACACCAAGGATTTTCAGTATGATTTCAATGCCGATCCGCTCTATCAGCAGTATAAGGATCAGTATATTCAGCAGGGCAAGATGGCGATGCAGGACACTATGGGGAATGCCGCGGCGCTCACCGGCGGTTACGGCAGTTCTTATGCTTCGACTGCCGGAAACCAGGCATACCAGTCAAGCCTCAACGATTTGAACAATGTCATTCCGTCACTGTATGACCGGGCATATAGCAAATATCGTGACGACAAGAGCGATAAATTGCAGCATATGCAGGTCCTGCAGAACCTCGACGATTCAGACTATAAAAAATATCAGGACACGCTGAGCGACTACTATAACACACTCAATTATCTACAGAGCCAGTCACAGTATCTCTCGGAAAGTGATTACAACCGTTACCTCAATCAGCTTGCGCAGTGGCAGTATGAGCTTGAATATTATACAGGACGCGCAGACGCCGCACAGCAGCAGTCGAATTGGCAGAGCGAGCAGAACCGCCAGTATATGCAGGACTATGTCAATCAGCGCAACTGGCAGAATCAGTTTGATTATCAGAAGGAGCAGGACGCCCTTGCACAGAATAACTGGCAGCAGCAGTTCGACTACGGAAAGGAGCAGGATGCGCTTGCACAGAACAACTGGCAGAAACAGTTCGATTACGGAAAGGAGCAGGATGCGCTTGCACAGAACAACTGGCAGCAGCAGTTTGATTACGGCAAGCAGCAGGACGCGCTTGCGCAGAGCAACTGGCAGAAACAGTTTGACTACGGCAAGCAGCAGGACTCAAGGGATTATAATCTCAAAAAACAGCAGTTTGAGCATGACAAATATATGGACTCTCTCAAGGCTCAGAGCTATTCAACCTCTTCATCGTCCTCATCAGGCGGGAGCGGGTATAGCGGTTCGTCGAGCGGGAGCGGAGGAAAACAAACTGCCACAACTAAAAAACAAAATCTTAACGGCGTTGCAAAAGCAAGCATTTTCATAGGAAAACAGCCTACAGAAGAAGAATATAATCCAGCAACACACGGAATGATGCCATACGACGATTATATTCGAAAACAGATGGCTATGGATAGATCTTTGAGTGACGAGGATATTCACGCGATTGCGATATATTACGGACTTCAATTCTAAAGGAGTATATCATGGAAAGCATTAGCAACAGAATAGCAAGAGTTAATCAAGAGTACGGGAAGCCGGAAACGATTGACGAAAGAATAAAGCGCGTAAACAGAGAATATGAAATTGAAATGAGCGAGGATGAAGTTAACGACTGGTTTTCTTCATCACGCTCGGCATTGAACACCGCCAATGACCGAATGAACCGTCATAATTATAACGACTGGAGAAAGGACAACGGAAGTTCAGCAAAAAGAATAAACGACAGCATTAATAATTCTTACAAGGTGAGAATGTATCTCAATAGTCAAAAGGAAAGACTGGGAGAAGAAAAGTATAATGCTTTTATGTCTGATTATAAAAAATATACAAGTGCTTTGCGAGAAATGTCTAAGAGCTTGGAGGATGAATCAAACTATTACTCAAACTTTAGCAATCCGGATGTTCTCAGCAGTGCAACTGATACAGACATAAAAGCTCGCCTTGAAGAAGTTGATAAGGATTTTACGAAGGAAAGACTTAAAACATGGGGCAGCAAAATAGTAAATAATCTGGCTGCAGGTGTAGCTCTCCGCACCGGAGATCTTGAGGAGTATGAAAATCGCAGGAAAAAAGCTAAAGAGTCAACGACAGATTTCAATGCACGAAAAGAAGAAAAGGCAGCCCTTGAAAACGAACTATACAACAGGGATATATCCGAAAAACTCAGCCAGTTCGACGAGGCAACGCTCAAGGAAATACAATCTATTCCCGAACTCAAGGACAGAATAAAGCTCGAAGAGTCAGTCGGCACGAGCGGAAACAACAAGAATGTCTATGAATATAATCAGAGGCTCAAGGAAATAGAGGACAAGGTTCGAGCAAAGGGCATAAATCCCGATGAGCTTGAAAACTATTATGCGTATGAATATAACCGCCGCAAGAATGAGCAGGTACAAGATGCGGTTCGTGACTTCAGTGCAGACCATCAGGTGCTTGCCAGCGCACTGAGTGTGCCGGTGAATTTAACAAGCAGTGGAGCGGGATATCTTGACGCTGCCGCTCAGCAGGTCGGAAGAAAGCTTACCGGCAGTTATGCGCCTGTAGACTATAACAGAGACGCCGGAATAGCAAGTCAGTTAAGCGATACGGCACGCGGAGCGGTTATGGATGAGCATGACTGGAAGCTTGGCGACTGGGATGCCTTTGACTTCTTATACGGAACAGGAATGTCCGCGCTCGATTCGGCTGCATCTGCAGCCGCGGGCAATCTTGTCGGCGGAGCACTTGCGAATACCGGAGCGGGAATAAAAGCAGCGGGGAAAGTTGCCGAAGCTGTCGGCGGCGGAATACTCGGTCTTTCTGCTGCGAACTCAACAATGCGTGATATAAAAGCTCGCGGCGGCAACGACGACCAAGCGGTTATCGGCGGAGCTGTTTCCGGCATATTTGAAGGTCTCTTCGAAAAAGTTTCGATAGGTAATTTCAACAAGCTCAAAGAGGTTGACCCGAGAAGTATGCGCGATGTCGCGATGAACATACTCAAATCGACCGGGGTAAACTTTTCGGAAGAGGCCGCAACGGAAATAGCAAACATAGCCTATGATACCATAGCAAACGGCGATATTTCCAATTATAAGCTCATGATAGCCGCATATGAGAAACAGGGCTTGAGCGAGGCGGAAGCAAAGAAAAAGGTTGCCGGAGATCTCGCACTGCAAGTCGTCGAAGCGGGAGCGGGCGGAGCGCTTATGGGCGCCGGCTTTGGTGTAGTGGGTTCCGGGCTCGGATACCTCAACCACAGAAAACAGGGTACGAACATCACGGGAAAGACAGTTGCAGGTTTTGCAGGCGGAGAGCAGACGCAGATTGCGCAGCGGCTTGAAAGCCTCGGCGAGAACACGCAGGACGCTGTCAGATTGTCCGCTGTGGTGCAGAAACAGGCTGAGGGTGATAAACTTACCCGCGCAGAAAAACGGCTTTTCCGTGGCTCTGAGAACGCTCAGAACGTGGCTGCTGAGATAAAAAACAGTACATCAGATGCCGTGGAAGGCTCTCAGATGTCGTTAAAGAAGGACATAGAGACAATAAAGCAGGAATATAAAAAGGCGGTAAATCCGAAGATCGTTGACTTTGTAAATAAAGTCAGAAACTTTAAAAATAAGGAAGCCGCCAATAAGGTGCATATAGATCTTACAGGTGTTACGGAGCGCGAAGTCCATGACATAAAAAAACTCACCGGTATAGATACCAGTGAGTATAAACGCAGTATGGACGGAAACGCTGTAGAACATATTGAAAAAGATCATGGGGAGAACGGAGTCTCGGATCATTCAATGTCTGATGTCGAAGATCTTGCGCGAATAGAGTATGTTCTCGACAACTATGATGATATCGAAAAGGGAACCGCAGACAAAGTATATACCAAATATATGAATTCGGATAACACGCCCGCCGCAAAGGTTATATATTCGAAGCGTGTTAACGGCAACTATTATGTGGTTGAAGCGGTGCCGGACTCAAAAGCAAAGACACTCCGCGTTATCAGTGCTTATAAAGAAAAAGCAGAAGGGGTCTCGCAAGTGCTGAACATGTCCGAAGACCCGCAGCTTACGTCCCAGGCGCCCCATGCGTTCGCCCCTTCCGATAACAATATATCACAAAAGAAAAGTTATGTCAACGCTGTTCCGGCAACGATTGACGGACAGAGCGTAACAATCAACGGCATAGACCGTATCGAAAAGGACGGAAACCGGGCGCAGATGTATGTAAAAACGCAGGACGGCGGCAGCGTTGCGCTGAGCGATGTGCGGTTTGACAGCCGCGAGACCGAAGCTTTGTACAATGTTGCACAGGGCTTTGACAGCACCGACACGGCACGGGCCTTTATTTCAGGATATAAACAGGGCGATTCGGCAAGCGAATATATGAATGCGTTTCTTGACTTCCGCCGCGCCGGTCAGCTCGGGCAGGACTTTGACAGCGTTTTGCAGTCGAATGCAAATAAATACGCAGGGCTTGAAGAAAGTCAGCTCAGACAGGCGTATTATGCCGGCGTTAATGAAAAAAATAATGCGCCGAAGCATTACAGCGCGAAAGAGGAAAAGAGGGCAGAAAAGAACGGAGGTCTGCTGAGGAACTATACAAAGAAGCTCAACTCGGAGCAGGCGGGTTCGGTATATGTCCTTGAGGCTCTTGCAAAAAAATACGGCTTTGTCGTTGAAGTGTGCGACACGCTTGCAGACGGAATGGCGAACGGCGAGTACGATCCCAAGACCGGCAGAATAAAAATAGCGCTCGATGCGGAGGAAAACGCATATCTCAGAACTGCCGGACATGAACTGTATCATTATATCGAGGACTGGAACTCGACGGCCGCAGGCGAGCTGCGCGAATATGTCATAGGCAAGCTCAAAGAAAGCGAAAACTATGACTATGAGGGCAGAGTGAAAGAGCTGCAGAAGCTTTACGAAGGTTTCGGAAAAGCGGACATAGAGGCGGAAATCGTTGCCGAGAGCATGTTCGATGTGTTCGACGAGAAAACTATCAGAGAGCTTGTCAATGAGAACAGACCTCTTGCTGTAAAAATACAGAGCTGGATAAGAGGCTTCCTCGAAAGCATAGAAAAAGCCCTGACTGCTATCGGACTGAAAAGCCCGGAGGTCAGAGCACTTGAGGGAGATGCGGAGGCACTGGAAAAAATCAGCGGCATGTTCAAATCAGCTCTTGAGGACGCAAAGGAAAATAAGAGCGAAAAAACCTATAAAACAAACGATGTGAAATACAGCATAAATCCGGAGTTTGCACACCGTTATGACGAATGGAACAAGAACGAAATCGGAGGATACTTCTTCCTTGGCACAACGTCAGAACCATTACAAAGTATCGGAATAAATCCGGCTGAAATATATTGGGATAAGTCGAAAATAAAAGCGATAAAGAAAAAGCATCCGACTATGACCGACAGCATAATAAAGCAGGTTCCCAACGTGCTTGAAAATCCAGTTTTGATAACGCAGTCCATGACGTCAACTAACCGTGTTGTTGTTTTGGGCGAACTGTATGACGAAAACGGGCATCCTATTGTGGCGGCTTTGGAACTCAAACCTAACGGAAGAGTTGAAAACTTTGTGAAGGTCGCGAGCGCGTATTCTAAGGATTCTTTACAGAATTTCATAAGACAGAGCGATATACTCTATATCGATCCCAATAAAAAAAGAACCGATACTTGGTTTCAAGCCCTGAGGCTCCAATTGCCGGCGGGGGTAACCAAGTATGGTTCTATCGGTATGGTAACATATGTTGAGAAAGATGTCAACGGTAAAATCAGTTTTAGTGATAAAAAATCTGAAAAAACCGCTATGCAGATTGCTTTTGAAAAAGCTCAACAAAATGCTACCAGTAAAAGTATATCCGAAAAAGTTAAAGATGATACTAAGTTTTCACTTAAGAATACTGAGAATGAGGATACTTCAAAGAATCTCGATAAGGCAGCACTCGAATACTTTGGCAGAACCTACTCGTGGAAAGAAACCGGTTATTTAACAAAAAGCGGAAAGAAACTTGATTTTTCGGGAAAGAATCAGGGTGCTCCGGGAGGATATAGAACATTAGATCACAGAGATATAAGCGAAATAATGCTTGATAGCGACATCTCCGGAACAGAGGCAATGATTGAGTATATGAATCAAGGAAATATACGAATCATGCCCGAAAGTAACGGAATAAATCTTTCTGTTTTGCCGACTGCAAGCCAGTTTGAGGCTCTTGATGATTACATATCCCGAGCGCGAGGCGAAGTAATACTTGATATTGACGATAATAACGGAAACACTCTGCATAGCGTGGAGTACCCGAAAGGAACCAGAGCGAGCAAGGTAATCAATGACATAAAAAAATATTTTGCAGATGGTACGGCTCCATATGTATCTTCGATAGCTCAGTTCCGTTATTCTCTCAAAAACACTTCCTCAATAGATGAGCAAAACAAGAAGCTCATGCAGGAGAACAAAGCTCTGCGCGAATACAAGCGAGAGCTCGAGTGGCGCCTCGGAATAAACAGGAAAGAGCTTGATGAGCGGGCAATACGCAGACTTTCAAAAAAAGTGCTCAAGGAATACAGCAGCAAGTATAATGCCGAAACGCTGACGCAAAATCTCAAGAATATCTTTGAAGCACTTGCCAATATGGACGACGGCATAACTTATGATGAAGTTATCGCGAGGACTGCGGAGGTTGCCAAGGCGGTGCTCGAAGAGAGCGCAGTGCTGAATACAGATATGTCCGAACAGTACAGTGCGCTGCGTGAATATGCCAAGGGCACGAAAATAAAACTCAGCGAGCAGCAGAAAAAAGAGATTGCCTACTATTACGGGAGCTATGATAAGTTCAGAAGGAAGAACTTCGGAAAGATAAGGCTTTCCGAGGAAGGCAGTACGCTTGATTCTCTTTGGGGCGAGATGTCCGAACTTTGGCCGGAGTTCTTTGAACCGGATACGCACGAGCTTGAGCAGGTGCAGACGCTCGTAAATGCACTCGACACCATAAAACCGTTCTATGAAAATCCGTTCTACGACGGTTCTTTCGACATGGATATAGACACGGCGAGCTATGACCTTGCAATGCGGCTGTATGAAGAGTATTACGACATTCCGGAGCTCAAGACGCTGCGGCAGAAGATTGAGAAAGAATACCGCGACAGATACGACAAACGCATTGAAAAAATCAAAGAGCAGGAAGCCGCTAAGCGACATAAGCTTTCTGAGGAACTCATAAAGCAAAAGGCGCTCTATGAACAACGCACATTCGAGGATCGCCGCGAATGGCTGCGCAAAGATGCTATTGCAAAGAGTAAACGGAGCATTGAGAGAACTGCGAAGACTCTTAACAGGTTCCTGCAGAACCCGAACAAGACTCAGCATGTGCCGGAAGCTCTGCGTTCGGCTCTCGGAGAGTTCCTGGTATCTCTTGATGTCTACGGGAACAGTCAGTCAAAAGATGCGTTTGAGTGGCGCAAATCAATGTCGGAGCTGCAGGGAGAATTGCGCAAAATGCAGCAGGGAAATGACCCTCAGTATCAGCAGTTCCTGGCAGACCTCGACCCGGATCTTATGCCGATGATGACAACGCTGCTTGAAGTGTATAAGGGCAGTTCCATAAAGGATATGGATGCGCAGGGGCTTGCCGAGCTTGAAACTGTTATGCAGCAGATAAAGGGCGGAATAACGAGAGCAAACGAATTGCTTGCAAACAGCCGCTATGGAACGGTTCAGGCAATTGCCGACGCGAGCGTGCATGAGATGGACAGCCGCAAGAGCTTCAAGGACAAGGTAAAGGTTGGGTATAAGCAGCTGAATGTAAATATGCTTAACTCTTTCAGCTTCTTTCACCAGCTCGGACCGGCAGCAGAGACAGTTTTCAAATCCATTCGTTCCGGAAAAGATGAACAGATCAACATGCTTGCTGAATCAAATAAATTTATGGAAGCAACCGTCAGCCAGAAGGAAATACAAGACTGGGAGCACTCAAAGCATACCTTTAAGGTCGAAGGCGGAGAACTGACATTGACGGTCTCGCAGGTGATGGAACTGTATAACCTCTCCAAGCGAGAGCAGGCGCGGGATCATCTTCTTCTCGGCGGAATCCGTCCTTTGGACACTTCGAGACAGGAGACAAAGGCGCGAATCAAGGAGCAGTTCGGAAAGGGCGAAGAAACATATGCTAAGGCTGTGCAGGTGACAGTGGAAGACCTTGGAAAGATAATCGACTCTCTGACTCCGAGGCAAAAGCAGGTTGCAGAGAAAATGCAGGGCTTCTTGAGCGGAAATGTTGCTGATTGGGGCAACAAAGCGTCAATGACACTGTACGGTTACAGAAAGTTTACCGAAGAGCATTACTGGCCGATACAGGTCAACAAAAACTCCGTGCGGACGATGAACGCGGAGGACGGGGCGGTTCAGACTCAGAGCAATTTCTATAAGCTTGTCAACATCGGCGCGACAAAGAGCGTCCAGCGAAATGCAAGTAACGGACTGTTTATTAAGGGTGCTTTCGATACCTTTACAAAGCACATCACCGAAATGAGTGCATATTCGGCATATGCGGTGCCGGTAACCGACGCGATGAAATGGTATAATGCCCTGAGCTTCGAGGAAAAGGACGACGGATATATAGCCATATCCGGCACGAAGCAGTCTATAGAAAGAGCTTTCGGCAATGATGCGAAAGCATATTTCGAAAAGTTAATTCTTGATATTAACGGCAGTGCAGACAATAAATATGCAGGGGGAGCGGGCGAGGAAGCACTGATACGAAACTTCAAGGTAGCCGCCGTCGGAGCAAACATCAGGGTCGCCATTCAGCAGCCTACGGCGTATCTCAGAGCATCAGCCGTTATGGATTTGAAATATCTGCTCAAAGGGCTTCTTCAAAAGCCGGCAAGCAAAGAGGCAATAGACAATTGCCCGATTGCAAAATGGAAAAGCTGGGGATTCTATGAGACGAGTATGGGCATAACGATGAAGCAGCTTATAACCGGACAGCAGACGGTCGTCGATAAGATCCGCGAAAAGTCTATGTGGTTGGCCGGAGTCGGCGATGAGCTGACATGGGGAGTGCTCTGGAATGCGTGTAAAGCAGAAATAAGAGATAAAACTGACTTTGAAGAGGGAACTGCAGAGTTCACGCAGGCAGTTTCAGACAGATTCAGCGAGGTGGTTGATAAAACCCAGGTTGTTGATTCAATACTGCATCGAAGCCAGTTTATGCGCAGCACGAGTTCTTTCTCGAAGATGCTTAGCGCCTTTAAAGCCGAGCCGACGATTTCATACAATATGCTGTATACCGCGGCATATGACTACAACAACGCAAAGCCCGATAAAAAGAAGGCAATGGCAAAACGATTAGTTCGTGTTGCGGTAGCGCATATCGCGACAAGTATCTTGACTGCCGGAATAGCGTCGATAGCAGATGCGTTCCGCAACGATGATGATGAGAAGAAATGGCTTGAGCTTTATCTTGAAGCATTCGGAGGCAACACGCTTGACGGAATCAATCCGTTTTCAGCCGTGCCGTATGTCGGAGATATTCTCTCAATCTTGTCCGGATATTCTGCGAGCCGCATGGATATCGAGGGTATTGAAGAACTAATTCAGTCCTGCGAATCGTGGCAGAAAGTATTCAGCGGCGAGAAGAAAAATCCGGATATCTGGAAGCTGATGATGAGCAGTGCAAAGGGAATTTCAAAGGTCAGCGGTCTGCCGATAGCGAACACGATGCGCACTTTTGAAAGCTTGTATAATTTCTTCTCTCCTGACAACCTCGGCAGGGAAGCAAGCTCCACGGAATACAGAAAGTTATACAATTCGATTGCCGAGGGAAAATATCAGAAGCAGTACGATAAGCTTATCAAAAAGGGTTATACCGCGCAGCAGCTCGAGAACGGTGTTAAGAATAATCTGGTGAAGTCCGAACCTCGAATCGCGCAGGCTGCACAGGCGCGCGAAAGAGGAAACATCTCAGAATATAAAAAAATATATGAAGAGCTGGTTTCTGAAGGATATCCGTCAAACGCGGTCATAAAAGCAATCAATAACTATATGACAATGCAGACGGCTGCGGCGCAGGCAAAAAGCAACGGAGACGACAGCGCACTCAGCGGCAAGCTCGAAGCTTTGCTCGAGAGCGGGTACGATGAAGATGAAGTGGACAGGATGATAGATGAGATTGCCGCAGAGCTTGATCCCGAAGCAGAACAGGATAAAGCGGTCGAAGAGAAAAAACTTTATGAGTATAAAGACCTCCAAAAGGCACTTGAAAACTCTGATGTTTCGTCCGCAAAAGAGATAGTCGAATATCTGCGAGCAAACGGCAAAGAGGATAAGACAATCCGCCAGGCATTGACAAAAGACCTCAAATCTGAGTATCAGGAAATGTACAAAAGCAATGATACGGAGGGCATGCGCCGGACGCGCCAAATGCTCTATGAGTTGAACATAGGGTATGATGATAAGACATTTCAGCGTTGGATTAAAGACATGACAAAGTGACAGCGAGGCGGGGAGAAATACTTCCCGCCTTTTGCTATACTTAAATCAGAGGTGAACCGAATGGAACGTGTAGAGCACAGAATAAAGCTAAATCTTATGAAGACAGGACTGCAAGGTCAGGTGAATGTGAAAAAAGCAGACACAGACAGCAGAAAAGTTTGTATCTACTTATCCTATGCGGCGAAACCGTTTGACTTAAACGATGTTGTATCGGCTGTGCTGAGAGCGGAAAAGCCAGACGGTAAGGTAATGTTCAACAGCTGTACTGTGTGCGAGGATAGGCTGGAATATATTATCACAACTCAGACGATAGCTGCGACTGGGACTGTGACATGTGAAATTACCTTAACGAGCAATTCGGGTCAGATTCTCGTAACACCGCGCTTTGAGATTATAGTTGCAGATGTCATCTATTCTGACTCTGAGATTGAATCAACAAATGAATACACAGCGCTGGAAAAAGCTATAAAAAAGGCATCCGCGCTGAAAGACGGAACGACATTTACGCCCAGCGTCAGCGACGAAGGGGTTCTTTCATGGTCGAACTCGGACGGCAAGGACAATCCCGCGGCGGTTAATATAAAGGGACCGAAGGGTGATCCGGGAGCAAAGGGAGACAAAGGCAAGCCTGGTAAGGATGGGGCATCGGAACTTTTTATTGTTAATGTGCAGGCGCAAAGCGGGGCAGATGGATATACAATTACTTCCCACAATAAGACCTACGAGCAAATAGATGCAGCTTATAAGGCGGGCAAGCAAGTTTTGATTGCTTTCACGGTTACGAATGAGAATAACACATTTTTAATTCCTCTCGGGATTGCCACAGAAACCGATTATGAGTTCTTAGTTTTTGCCAATGCGGTCTTTTATGTATATGTCGATAACACAGATACGTGGGATTGCTATGTGGAACCACTTGAAGCAGACAGTATTAAAGCCAAGATATCTGCCGACAGCTCTGCACAATCATTAAGTTTACAGACAATTCTTAACAGTTTGGTTTATCCTGCGGTTGAGAAAGCCCACGAGCATAGTAATAAGTCCGTACTTGATGGTCTTTCCGACTCTAATGGAGTTCTTTATTATAATAACAAACCCATAATCGCTCAAAAAATCTCTGAGGGTCCATATATAACCCTTGCTGACAATACCGAGTACCGTCTTACAGATGTCACGACCTTAAAGCTAAGCTATCCGGTAGGTGATTTCGAATCTTGGATGCGCCTGACCTTTGCTGCGAGCGGCGATATAACGGTCACTCTGCCCGCGGGCACCGGATATATCGGCACTGCGCCGGATTTTAAAAACGGCGAAACATGGGAGCTGAGCTTTAAAGACAAAATTTTGGCGGCGCAGAAAGTCGGTGAGGGCACTTGAACAGGCGCAGATTTATATGGCAAAAGGCGCAGGCGCAGAGCGGACTACCGGAGGGCTATACGGCATTGAAATATATCCAATCGTCGGGCACTCAGTATATCGACACTGGACGCAAGCTAACGCAGGATTCTGATATCACTATAGACTTTATGATAGTTGGTACAAAAAACAGGAACGCAGGTATATTCGGTTCGCGCGAAAGTGCATCGAAAAATAATCTTGCGCTATTTCAAGATGGGGGTTCAGGTTATTTCGCCGGCGACTTTTCCGAATATCGACAGCACCGTTTTACGATGACTTTAATATCGGAACGAACAAAAATCCGAATGAACAAAGCTGGTGTATGGGTTAATGATATTTTAAAAAAATCTTGGAGCGATGTCGCCGACTTCGAGACGCCGACAAATGGATTAATATTTGATATCGGCAACAATAACTGGACGGGCAATAAGGCTATTATGCAGTTATATAGCTACACAGATGGCAACGCCCAACAGCTTGTCCCTTGTCTCGATGCAAACGGTGTGCCGTGCCTTTATGATCTTATAGGCAAAACGGCGCTCTATAATCAGGGCGCGGGCAGCTTCACATGGGGGTGAAAATATGATATACGGAAAACTGGTCGGCGGTGCTCTGCACGGTGCGCCGCGACCGATAAAAACAGAAAATGGCGATGTTTTTACTACTGACCCCAATTTGCTTTTGCAGTACGGATACAAGCCGATAATCACGGCTGATTATCCGTCCGACGGCGGGTATTACACCGAGTCGTGGACGGAGACTGAATCCCAGATAAAGCAAATCTGGACAGCCGCCGAGCCGCCCGAGGACATATCGGCGGACGAGGCGCTGAATATTATCACAGGGGGTGCGGATATATGACACGGACGCAGGCAAAACGCTTCCGCGAGATGATAACAAGAGCCGCCGCGAAGCTGACAAACGCCGAAGCTCTGACAAGTATCAGCTTGTTTGAACCGTGGAGCGGCGAAAAAGATTATTCTGTCGGCGACAGGGTGCGCGACGGCGGGAAACTCTACCGTTGCTACAATGCGATATCCGCCAGTCCCACATGGCTACCGAGCGCAACTCCCGCACACTGGGAGCGTGTGACGGTCGACGAGGACGGCACAATTGATAATCCTATTACAGCGGCGGCTGGCATGAGGTATTTTAAAGATAAATACTATCTCGACGGCGGCAAAATTTACAGATGCACAAGAGACGACAGCAACGGTCAAGGTACGATTTTACAGTATCTTCCGTCGCAACTTGTGGGCATTTACTTCGAGGAGGTGATTTGAAATGAATACGGAGCAGTTTGTAAGTTTAATTAAGCGTATCGTTGCAGAGTATGCAAACGCTCATTTAGATAAAAGCGATTGCAAGGAAATCACGGAAAACGATGTTTTTATTGTGTGGTTGTGTAAAACCTTACAGAACAGCAAGGCTTTGGCGAGCACAACGCTTTTTGACGGTATGTACTATGAGATAACATACAACGGGGACAAGCAGGAACTCTATTTGGACGCCTACAAAAAGTGGGAAAACAAGTGCATTAAAGCTGAGGAGGTATAAATATGAAAATCTGTATTTCGATAGGACACGGAAAATCGGCGCGTGGTGGGTATGACAGCGGCGCCACTGGCGGTGGTTTCCACGAGTTCAAGATTGCCCGCAAGATTGGCAAATTTGCGGCAGAGGCACTGCGTGAGTATTGCACAGTCGATCTCATAAACTATGACGGCGATTTGTACTTAACCAATCGTGTGTCAAAGGTAAACAAGGGTGGCTATGATTTGGCTCTGGAAGTGCATTTAAATGCTTCGCACGGCACCGGCAGCGAAGTCTATTATAAATATACCAATACCGCAGGACAGGCATTGGCAGCAGCAATCAGCAAAAGCATAGCGAAAACTTTCGGGATAAAGGATCGCGGTGCAAAGGTCAGACTCAATGACCGTAGGAGAGACTATTTTTGCTTTGTAAGGGAATGCAAATGCCAGGCGGTGCTTATCGAAACGGTGTTTATTGACACTGATTCGGATCGTCGCCATGTCGAAGATGAGGCGGGACAGCGCAAATGCGGGGAAGCTATCGCAAGCGCAATAGCAGGCAGATACAATCTCATAAAGAAAAGCGTAACACATACGGACGCTGCGGCCGGTGGCATACACTGCGGCGATACAGTCAAGATTATTGGGAAAACATATGCGACCGGCCAGAGGATTCCCGAGTGGGTGAAATTGCAGAAACACACGGTAAAGAACATTGATACCCGAACTGGACGCGCCTTGCTGAAGGAGATCAACAGTTGGGTATACCTCAAGGATCTCACGGTCGTAACCTCTGCAACTGCCGAAATTGCTCCGGGCAGTACCGTCACTATAAAACCAGGAGCGGTATATGGTGGCCTCACGGCGACGAGGGGACGGACGATACCCAAAAAACAGCTTGCTCCGAAGAAGCATGTGGTCTCGAAAATACAAATAAATGCCGACGTGCGGGAAGCATTGCTCAGCGACATAATGTCGTGGGTGGCCGTATCAAGTTTGGAGGGAATCTGATATGGATATAGAGTCTATCGAGGCGCGTATAACCAAATGTGAAGAGGACATAAAAAATCTCTACCACCGTGCAAATAAGGCCGATGTCAATCAGGCAAAAATCACCGAAAAACTCGACAATATGCTTTATGAGCTTGGCCGTGTGCGTGAGTCAATTGAGAGCCTTAAAAGCAAACCGGGAAAGCGTTGGGAAAGCCTTATTATAGCAATCATCGGCGCGCTCGCGGGAGCTTTTATTGCATACATACTGAGATAAGGAGGTGTCTTTATGAAAAAAGCGATGTTGTCACAGCCGATGCGCGGTCTGTCAGAAGCCGAGATAAAGGCGACGAGAGAACGCGCCATAAGAGCACTCAAAGCCAAAGGGTATGAAATAGTAAACACTTTGTTTACGGATGAATGGTATAGTAGCGAAAATATGAAAAAGAGAGGCGTGGAAAATATACCGCTCTGCTTTTTGGCAAAATCACTCGAAAATATGTCGCTTTGCCATGCTGCGTTTTTTTGCAAAGGCTGGGAAAGCGCGCGTGGCTGTAAAATAGAGCACGAAGCAGCTGTCGCTTATGGGCTCGATATAATAGAGGAGGAATAATTTATGAACAAGTTAAAGGACATTTTCGGAAACATCGGCAATGTTAAGGCGAGTACGTGGGTTAGATTTGCACTGATGGTAATTACCGTCGTAAATATGATCCTCACTGCTGTCGGCAAGCCCCCGATACATATCGATAACGAGGAGCTCTATATGATAATGAGCGTTGTTGCCTCAATTGTTGTGGGAATTGTGAATTTCTGGAAGAACAACAGCTTCACCGGCGCGGCGATCGCTGCGGATGAATATCTGCACAATCAGGGCTTTGCAAATGAGGACCCCGGCACAGATTCTAAGGAGGAACAGTGATGATAACGGCAATCCTTTACAATTTGCTAAATAAGGTTGGGCTTTATACTGTGGGTATTATCGTGCTTGTGCTCAAAATTTTTGGCATGATTTAAACTTAACTTGCGTGCGTTTTGCGTGCGTTTTGCGTGCGTTTTGCGTGCGTTTTGAGACCGACTTGCTCACAACTTAGTCATAACTTAGAACTAAAAAATGAACTAAAAAATGACCGGGCAGGGGATTTTCCTCTGCCCGGTTTTCTGCTTTATAAAGCACGCAGCCCTCGGTCTGACCGAGAGCCACAAGAAATAGGGAATAGAGCCGGAGGCTCTTTAGGTGCATTATAGCACAATTCTTTGCAATTGCAAGTGTAAAATATAAAAATTTGTTACATAAGACACTATAACGGTTGGGAACAAATTGTGAACAAAAATTCTGAAAAGCTTATGAAATACAACTGATCTGAGATGAAAACATTGCATGGCATTCAAGAGGTCAGCGGTTCGATCCCGCTTATCTCCACCAAGCAAAAAGCCTTGAAACCGTTATATATCAACGGATTCAGGGCTTTTTTGTTTGTCTTTTTAAGGCTGTTCTATTTTCTTATATGATGTCAAAATAGCGGATTTAATCACGGTTGGGAACAAATTGTGAACAAAATCAAGTGTCTCAAAGTAGTCCTACAGCTTTTTGTAACTGCGCTATATCGACATGTGTGTAAACTTTATTTGTGACAACTTCGGAGGAGTGCCCCATTAATCGTTGAATATCCCACTTGTCCGCGCCATTACAGTGTAAGATAGAAGCAAAAGTGTGCCTTGTGGCATGAGGTGTGAGACGCGGGAGGCTGAGAGCTTCCAGTGTCGGATAATACCATTTCTCGCGAAAATATTTTGCGGTAACCGGAACGAGATTATTTCCTTGCTCTCGGCAAATGATAGTCGGGCCGTTTTTATCAAGCCATTTTTGCAGATACGGCATGATTTTATCCGACACCGGCACGATTCTGTTCTTTCCCGCTTCGGTCTTTTCGCCGCCGCGAAGAGTACGGTTCTCAGAATCCCAACTGAATGGTGTAAGTGCCAAAAATTCATTGATTCTCCAACCCGTGTAGCACATAATCAGAATTAGGTCTGCGTACATAAAGTCTGCCTTTGCGGCGGACTCGAGTTTTTGCAAATCGAGATCGCTGAACGGTACCTTTTCTTTCGTTTCTGCTTTTGGGAGGGTGACGAAGCTTGCATAATTTTTGATAACGATATCATTCTGCACGGCGTAATCACAAAGCAGGGAAGCGAAGAGTTTTATTTTTTGCAGAGAAGAGGCGGAGAGTCCGTTCTGATGTGCCGTGTCAACGATCGTTTGAAAATGGGCGGCTCGTAAATCCTTTACTTTATATGAGCCGAGGACAGCAAGCTTATTCCATGCCGCATTATAATTGTCCTGTGTCTGTTTCGCGAGATTCTTAAATTTCTGTAATTTCTTATACTCGGCGCACAGTTGTGCGAGTGTGATATTTTCGGCAGAAGCCGGAACGTCAATATGCGGGGTCTTATGCCATGCGCCGAGAGCTGTCATTGCCTCTGCCCTCGTGGCGTAGCAGCCTATCAGCTTGCGTTGCTTTTCGAGGGAATATTCGGAGCTGCTCTGCGGAGCAAGAACAGCCCAGGGCTTGCGCCGATTTCCGCTGAGTTTGCGGATCGTTCCATATCCGTTTGGATTTTTCATTGTGAGCCTCCTTTCAGACTCGTGCCTGTTCCTTATAGAAAGTGACAGCCTTTCTGATGAACGACTCCGGTAGGTCAAAATATTCCGACAATTCCCAAACTTCCGAAAATCCGGATTTTATAGCCTTTTTCAGCTTGTCCCGCGGGACAAGCTTTTTTATTGCCCATTTGTCTGCACGCCGCTCATGTTTGGTGCGCAGGTCACAAACTGCGTAGACATTATAAAAACTTCCGGTTATGCAGTGGCCGAGTTCGTGAGCCAAACAAACCGCCTCTTCGGAGCGGGAGTCGATTGAAAAAGGATCGATTCCGATATAACAAGTGCCGTCCGGCTCCATAGTGGAGACGGAACCTGTCAGCGGCAGGTCAAACGCATATATCTCTATTTCTTCATCTTCTGCGAGTTCATATAGACTATCAAGACTTGTCATTTCGATGCCTTTCTGATTTTTGTTTAATGACCGTATTTGCTGTTTGCGCGTGCGATTCTCTCATCGATCGTTTCACCGCGTTCGTTGGTTTCTGACGGTAGCTGATATTTACTATTGGTTCCGTATGATTCAGTGGTTCCTTGAGCATCTTGCGCATAATGGTATCCCTCAAGGTAACCTTTGTAATAACCATCATGATAAGCTTTGGCTTTTTGAGTCTTGAGCGTGAGCGGGAACGCTATGGAAAGGGCGATGACCGCCGCAGCGAGAACGGATATCAGGATAACAGTTAAAATCTTTTTTGTTTTAGCCGAAGGGATATTAACCTTTAAAAGGACTTTATCTTTTTCCGGCGAAGACGCTTTCAATGTTATTACTCTGCGCTCTTTGGTGGCGGGCTTGTCCTCTTCCTCGAAAGTGCGCGATTTCTCCGGGAGCGGGTCTGCGGTATTGTTTTCTTCCTGAGTAACAGAGGACTTATTATCTTCCTGCGGGCATTCCTCGGCGCGTTCCGCATCTTCAACGACCGAAGCGGAAACATCTTTCTTTGTTTCGTCCGGCTCCACAGTCGAGCCTTGGTTGTTCTCAGGCTGTTTATGTGAACCGCCGCGTGTCAGCAGAAAATATGAAACTAAGCCGTAAAATGCAGTAAATGAAGTAGAAGCAGGGGTAACGGTTATGCCGGTAATAGCAGACATTATCAGACTGAACGCAAGAGAGAATACAAATCCGTAAATGAGCACAGTTATAATTGCATGCTTTTTGGAAAGCGAATATCCGCGAATAAGATACCGATAGAAACAAAGCGGAAGGCAATATAAAACCAATGGCACGATGGCACAAGCTAAAGCATCTTCGTAATCCATACAAACACCCCTTTGTGTTTTGCTATTTACTTATTTATTTTTTGTGCTTTTCTCTAACGAACCTCGCGAAATTTTTGACCTCGTCGAACATTTCCGGGGTTATATCTTTGTCGCCGTCAAAAAGGGCAAACATGATTTCCTCATCAGACACAGCTTTTTCGGTAGATGATTGTGAAATAGGCTTTGAATCACGACAAAGGATATAATCGGTAGTTACTCCGAAATAGTCGGCAATTTTTTGTAGATTTTCTGTATCAACTAACCTATTGCCGTTTTCCCAATTAGAAACAGTGTTTTGAGCAACGCCAAAAATCTTTGCAAATTGTTGTTGGCTTAATCCATTACTTTTCCTCAACTCAGCTAATCTGTTCAAATATATCACCTCAAGGCAAGTATATATCACGATAAGTGATAAAGTAAAGAAAAAAATAAAAAATATCTCAAAAAGAGATTGACAAGTATCTCGAAAGGTGATATTATCACATTGTGAGATACAAGGAGGCGATAACTGGTGAAAATCACGGAATACAGAAAAAAACTTAATTTATCTCAGAGTGAATTAGCCGAAATGGTTGGCGTTGGACAATCAACCATCGCAATGTGGGAATCGGGGGAACGAATTCCACGGGTCAAATTTTTAAAAAAGCTGTCAGAATTGTTTGGATGCTCAATAGACAATCTACTTTATTAAGGCGCGGTAGATGCACTTAAGGGTACACATTTGCTGCATGGTTTTAAATGATGCTCAAGAGCTTCTAATAGACTCATTTCTTTAAGTTCAGACGATGAACAATCCTTGCTGTAGTGGTATTTGTTTTCGGAAAAAGAACAGTACACTACTTTATCCGAATCATCGTAGATACCGGAATCTATGTACCCTTCATCATAACCGAATGAAAGTCCGTCGGAATAACCGAGATCATATCCGTCGTCAAATCCTTTTGAATATCCAATGCTGAAATTGTCGTTGTAGCCCTTTTTTCTTCCTGCTTCTAACCCGTTTTTCATAATTCGATTTGAGATAGAGGGAAATATCAGAAAGAAAATCATAAGAAACGAGATAATGATTCCTACTATATCTTTCTTCTTGGTCTTCATTGGGTGCCTCCTATTAGCGCATTCTGTTGTTGTATTCTTCGTAAATTTTTGAATCTTCAATGCCCTCGCTCAACCCGTTGGAGTAACCAATATCATAACCATCGTTGAAGCCAGTTTCTTCTCCGATTTCTTTACCTTCACCATAGCCCTCGGCATATCCCGTTTTGCTGCCGTCCTTGTAACCTGCATCAAAACCTTTATTGTAAAAAGCACAGCCTGAAAGGGAAAGAACAAGTAATATCATAGAGATAAAAGTTAATATAGAAATATAGATTTTCACAAACCCACCACCTTTGCATTTATTTTTAGTATACAGATTTAAAAAAAAAAGTCAAACAGAAGGGATGAATATTTATGCCGCGAGTTTTGAAACCAAAGCCTACAAAAGAAGAAATCCTCGCGATTGAAGGCAGCGTGCCGGTTGAGATGGCCGCGAGGTATCTCGGACGACCTAAAGATTTTATCTATAACGGACTGCAGAAGCAGGCACTGCCGATCGGCACCGCATACATCCGCGAAAAAGAATGGTGCTATGATATCAGGCCGAAAGCGCTGGTTGAATACAACGAGCACGGCGGCATAATGCAGCACACGGAATTTGAACACTTTGTCCGCGCCGTGATAACAAACGCAGCAAAGAATGTCGTTGATATGGCAGTGTTCGGAGAATACTAATTGAATATTTTTTTGCTGTCGGCCTGCCGTGCTCCGGGGAGAATCCCGCATATTGATCTTGTTTTTATCACACCTTTCTCAAACGTATTAGGGCACAATTCATTTTTCTACAATCCTCCAATTTCCCCGGGGCACGGCAGACCGACAGAGAAGGACAAGATATGTTTTCAACAGACGGAAAAATTAGCAAAATATGTAAATCGTGCGAATACAGACATGTGTTCGGCGGCAGCACTCCGATTGCAGACTGGAGCAATACTCTGTGCAACTACAGCATCGAAAAAGACAGATTCAGAGAAACTCCGGCGAGCGACGATTATTGCGCCTACTATAAGCCACGAAAGGGGAAACGCAGATGAAACTGAATCCCATAACGAAGAATCCGGAAATCATGCGCGGAGTGTTTGAGATAGAAGACGGGAAATTTATGCACGACAACCCATACGGCTATATAACAAATCTCAAGGATCCGGAAATACACGCGGAATACATAGCGTTTCAGAAGGCGCAGAATGAAATAATGGCACTTTCAGACGAAGACAGATTCTTTTTTGACATGCTGATGATAGAACGGTTCCGGCCGGAACTGCGCCAGCTCGTTCAAGAATTTAAAGAAAGGGAGGGGACGGCTTTGCAGAAGATTGTTTCAAAATCGGTATCCGGGAATTGGACTGTGGAGCTGCTGTTCGACGAGGGAATGCCGAAAAAGTGGATGATTAAGACCCCGGAGGAGAGCATCAGCGAGGAAAACGGTCTTGTTGCGGTCAATATCTATACAGAAAAGATAAGCCGACCGCTGCAGAAGCGAATCGGAAATTATTACGAGCGACAGGGATTATCCCGATACACGGGAAATTAAGGAGGATAAATAAATGTATACAGAGTGTTTTTTGTGCCATCAGTATTGCGATACCGAGAAGCATCATATTTTCGGCGGAGCACTGCGCAAGAAGAGTGAGAAGTACAAGCTGACGGTTCAGCTGTGCCCCTACTGCCACAGGGACAACAAAGAGGGTGTGCACAACAACCGCGAGAAGATGCAAGCGCTGCATGAATACGGTCAGCGTAAGGCTATGGAAGAGCATGGCTGGACAATCGAGGACTTTATCGCGAATTTTTATAAGAATTACATTTAATAAGGAGGCGTTCGGATGATGAATTCAGTGGTTCTCATGGGGAGACTTACAAGGACGCCGGAGTGCAGAAGCACCGAAAACGGAACGGCGGTCACGGCTTTCAGGATAGCGGTTGACCGTCGCTTCACTTCCTCGGGCGGAGAAAAACAGACGGATTTTTTTGATATCGTCGCCTGGCGTTCGACCGCTGTGTTCGTTGCGGATCATTTCAACAAGGGAGATATGATAGCCGTGCGTGGTGCTCTGCAGAGCAGACAGTATACAGACAAAAACGGCAACAACAGAACAGCTATCGAGGTTGTTGCCGATGAAATAAGCTTTTGCTGAAAGGTGAATGATATGAACAGGGAAGTATTAATAGTATTCGCGATTCTTGCGCTGTGTCTGATCTATGCACTTGCCGCCGTGCCGGCACGCGCTGATGCAGCCGCAACCGCATACAGAGTGGATTCCGAGCCGCCTGCGGCTGAGCCGATCATGACCTGCGAGGAGAAAACAAAGGTGTGCTATGAACTCTCAGAAGAAGAGCGGGCAATAGTGGAGATCGTCGTAATGTCTGAAGCCGGTACAGAACCGTACATAGGCAAAATGGCGGTGGCACAATGCATTCTTGACGCCTGCAAATCGGAACACGAACGCCCCACGGAAATCGTCAAGAGCTTCGGGTATACCGACAAAAGACCCGATCCGAACGAAGATGTGAAGCGCGCGGTCAGTGCGGTTTTTGACAGCGGCGAAGTAGCAACCGACGCCGAGATTCTATATTTCTATGCGCCGGCGCTTGTGAGCAGCGAATGGCATGAATCGCAGACCTATGTTTGCACCATCGGCGGGCACCGCTTCTTTGGGGAGGCAGGGGCTCCGGTGCCAGACCGACCAGATGTTTAAAGAGGATATGCTTATGATATGGGAAAAATCAAACCGTTTCGACCGACGCGCCCGAGAGATTGCAGACAGGCACTATAACAGACAAAAGCCAGGCACCCCACAATTTGTGCCGCCTGGGCGCTGCTGCGTTCTTTATGCCGAAACGGAAAACGGGCGCGCGTTTTGGGTAACAAGCTATCCCTATGCGGAATATGTGCGCCACGCCTGGGCGGGTGCCTGGGTATGTTCCGCTTTCCGAAACGAGGGAGCGGGCGTCGCCTCCGACATGATACGCGACGCAGTAGCAGCAACGCGAGCACATTTTGGAGAGCCTCCGCCGCTCGGTATGATAACTTTTATCGACTCTAAAAAGGTTAAACCGACAAAGGTACACGGGCGCGACACTTGGGGATTTACTTATATGAAAGCGGGCTTTAAGCCAGTAGGAAAGACAAAAGGCGGGCTGCTTGCTTTTCAGTTATTGCCCGAGGATATGCCGCCCGCAGAAAACGCAAAGGAGGATAATTATGGCTTTTAATTTTGCAATTCAGACCTTAATAGAGCTCGCGGTTATTTTACTGCTTATATACGGCTTTTGCCGCGAGGACAAGCTTATTGAGTTCGAGGACAGGCTCAAAGAAAAAATCAAAAAGGGGGCAAAACACCGTGAAGAGAAAAATTAAGGTTATAGTAAAAGACCCGGGAAAACCTGCAAGAGTGGTGTGGATATCAAACACGCTGGAGAACCTACAGAGAACGGTTGGCGGTTATATCGAAACCGTTACGATATCAACGGACGTCGTCATTATCTGCAACGAAGAAGGCAAACTGTTAGGACTGCCGCACAACTGCAGACTTTGCGGCTGCGATTTTGTCGGAACACTCATCATTGTCGGCATAGACAAAGACGAATTTTGCAGCCTGTCAGATGAGGTTATTAGATTGCTGAAACCGGTTATAAAGGAGAAAAAATCATGATTACAAACATCGAAGTAACAAAGCTTTTGCAGCACCCGGATAACCCGAGGAAAAATATCGGCGACGTCACGGAGTTGGCGGAATCTATTAAGGCGCGCGGTATCCTGCAGAACCTGACGGTCGTTCCGGCCGAAAACGGCATGTATACCGTTATCATCGGGCACAGACGACTCGCGGCCGCGAAGCAGGCGGGACTGGCAGAAGTTCCCTGCGCCGTGGTTGATATGGACTATAAGACGCAGCTGTCTACGATGCTGCTTGAAAATATGCAGCGCTCTGATTTGACGGTCTACGAGCAGGCACAGGGTATGCAGATGATGTTTGACCTCGGCGTGCCGGTTGCCGAAATCGTCGAAAAGACCGGCTTCGCCGAAACGACTGTGCGCAAGCGCCTGAAGATAGCTACTTTGCCTACAGAGCAGATGCAGCAGGCGGTGGAGCGCGGCGGAAAGCTCGAGGACTATGTGCAGATAGCGGACATAAAAGACGCAGAAGAGCGCCGCGAACTGCTGAAAGTTGTCGGAACACGCGAGTTTGAGTTCAGCCTTACTCGCGCGAAGAAGCGACAAATTGAAGCCGAAAAAACACCGCTTGTCAAAGCCGAGCTAAAGTCAATCGGCGCGAAAGCCGTAAAAAACCAAATCTACAGCACCGCCTACGAGCGGGTCAAACAGTGTGCGATTACAGACTGGAAAGAGGGAACCTTTAAAAAGCCCAAAAACGAAGAAGAGCTTTTTTGGAAAATATCATATGGCACGGCGTACCTTATGCGCAAAAAGGCCAAAGTACCAAAGAAGAAAGAGAAAAAATCAGAATGCGAACAGCGCATAGACAGTGCCAACCGTGAGCTCAAGCGTTTGACGGAAACGGCGTATGAGTGCCGCGTAAACTTTATCAGAAGTTTTACCGCGGTTGAAAAATATAAAGAAACAATCATCAAGTGGCTTGTGATGTTTGCGGGTTGCGAGATAACGGACTATTGTACATATGACAGAGCATATATCAATTCCGAGATTGGAAGCGATGAAAAGTATTCTATAAATGCGCCGAAATGGCGGCAGTTTATCGCCGAGGACAAGCGTGCGCCGATAGTTGTCGCGTATGCGCTGGCAGGAGACGATAATCGCAACGGCTACTACAACAACGGGTGGTATGCGTCAAACAATGACAAACGGGCACCGCAGCACAAGGAAAACCAAAGCCTTGACAGAATTTATGAATGCCTTTGTGAGCTGGGATATGAAATGTCCGAGACCGAGCTTCAGCTGCAGAGCGGCGAACATGAATTGCTGAAAGGAGAATGAAAATGAATGACGATAAAATCCTTATAGAGGCGCTGCGGAGGCTGTCGGTGCAGACCGGATCTATCGCCTGTCTTGGCTGCGAATATGAGTACGATTGCGGAATCTACGGCTGCCCGAAGACGAGCAGGGCGTATTAGTTATCGCGAGCGGCAGACCGCGAGAGCATTTAGAGTTGGATAGTGCCCATGAACTTGCAACATTTTACGCCGGCGAGGGCTGGCTTTTTGAGGCTTATCCGGATTGGGATGATCCACAGGTGACTTATTGGATGCCGCTGCCGGAGTTACCGACGATTGAGTGACGGAGGTCCTGCAAATGAACACAACGATGAATATGACCCTTGAGCAGCTGATCCAGGCGACGGAACTCTGCGGAGCGGGTGCACCCGGTTCTTGCTCAGAGTGTCCGTTAAATGACCCAAGCGGAGATTTTGAGTGCATTGAATACCTTATGTCGCAGGCTGCGGCTGCGCTTAAAGAGTATGCATGTAACGGAGGCGGAATATAATGGCGGTTTTGCTTTCAGTCAGACCGAAATGGTGTGAACTTATAGCAAATGGAAAGAAAACGGTGGAAGTCAGAAAAACAAAACCTAAGGCTGAGCCGCCATTTAAGTGCTATATTTACTGCACAAAGCCGAGTAAAAAATATCAAACAATAAGCGGCTGCATGGTGTTAAATGATGACGAACTGTACCGTCACCCAACGCAGGGAATAAAACACGGTGACAGCATTGAATTGATGCGTTTTGATGGTGATGAGTACAGTAAAGACAATTTCCTGAATGGCAAAGTTATCGGCGAGTTTATTTGTGCGGAGACTGAGTGTTTCACTGCCGATTACCGCAGCGATGAAAAACAAACGGCAAGAATAGCCAAACAAGCCTGTCTCAGAATCGCAGAGCTAATTGATTATCAAGGCGAATTGCCTTGTTTATATGGCTGGCACATATCAGACCTTGTGATTTATGACAAACCGAAAGAGTTAAGTGAGTTTGGGCTCGAACGGCCGCCGCAAAGTTGGTGTTATGTGCCCGCCGGGAGGAATAAATGATTATGGATAAAAAGATAGAACTGAAGAACTGCCCATGCTGCGGAGGCGGAGCAAAGCTTCTGGGGCAAAGAACATTTTATGTGGAGTGTCAAAAATGTTTTCTTGCAACGGACAGATATGCACGGCCGCAGTTCGCAGCGGAAGCATGGAATCAGTTCGCAGCGGAAGCATGGAATCGCAGGACGGAGGGGCAATTGAATGAGTGACTATATTGACCGTGCTGCACTCGGGATAGGCTTGTGTACCCGAGATGTTTTTGAGAACAAAGGTTATGCGGACGGCTGGAATGCCGCTGTTAAAATTTTAAAAGAAGCTCCTGCCGCTGATGTACAAGAGATTAAACATGGCGAATGGATTAAGATGTACAACAACCCTGACGATGGTAATTATTATTGTCCCGAATGTCATCACAGTATAGACATCGCGACTGGAAGAGAAACACCAATAGACCGTGAGTTTTTTTATTGCCCGCACTGCGGCGCAAAAATGAAAGGAGATTAGCTGTATGGATTGCAATAAAACAATAGACTTTTTGCTCGAAAGAAAGCGACTGTGTGATTCACAACATGACGGTGTCAACCCATGCGATGAATGTCCATTGGAGGACATATGCGACGAGGAGCGCAATTCAGAGATAATAAAAAGTGCCATTTCAAGACTCCAAAAGTGGAGCGACAAGCACCCGAAAAAAACTTACGCACAAGATTTTTTGGAAAAATTTCCGAATGCGCGTATAGGTGATGACGGACTTCCGGAGGTGTGCAGAATGGAAGTTTACGGCACAAGATGCCTGAGTATGACCGGAGACATGTGCACCATGTGTTGGTGCGAATCTATGGAGAAATAAACAAGTCAGACCCCCGCGCCGGGGAAAAGGTGAGGCGTCCGTAAGGGCGCTTCAAGGGCTTGTATGCTGTCTTATCAAACCGACCACGGAGGAGAAAGAAAAAGATGCGCGCAAAAATCAGAGAGACAAAATTCTATTGCAAGGACTTTTTAGAGATATATTTATACCCCGTGACGGAACAGCCGCATGCCAGGGCAAAGGGCAGGGGAAAGAAATACAGAGAATCGAGCGAGACGCAGAAACTTTTGAACGCAAAGTATGCGGAGCGTAAGCTCGTTCAGCTGCTGCATGCGAACTTTACTGATCGCGATCTTGCGATAGGTCTCGACTATTCCGATGATACAAGACCCAAAACGCCGGAAGAAGCGCAGAGGAATTTTCAAAACTTCCTGCGCAGGGTCAAAAGACTCTATAAAAAAGCGGGAGCGGGCGAAGTGAAATACATATCCGTCATAGAGTTTGGCGAAAAGAGCGGGAACGTGCATCATCACATTGTAATGAGCGGCGGAGTTGACAGAGACGAGATAGAAAGGGCGTGGGGACTCGGCAGAGCGAACACAAAGCGTCTGCAATTCCTCGAAATCGGCATAGCCGACATGGGAAAATACATAATCAAAGACCCTATTATGCATAAGCGTTGGACAAGGTCGAAAAATCTTGTGGATCCTCAGCCGCGCAGAAACGATAGCCACATCAGCCGCAAGAAGTTGGACGAGCTTGTAGCAGACTGCGAGCACAGACAGCTTTTCGAACAGCTTTATCCCGGCTATGTCGTGGCTGAGGTAATTCCGACATACTGCGAGTGGGACAGCTGCTATCACATGGAAATAAGAATGTTCCGGGGCGACAGCGACTACATACTTTATGGCGGACGGAAAAACAGAAAAAGGAGAGCGGGCTGATGGCGAACACTGCTGCAGGTGCGCTTGCTGTCTGTCCGTTTTACCTGTCCGACAGCAAAACGACAATAACCTGCGAGGGATTGACGGAAAAAGGAAAAGTTCTCCTTGTATTTGAGGATGCGCAACAGCGGAAGGCATGGCAGCGTAGCAACTGCTATCTTTACCGCTGCGATTGCCCATTGAAAAAAATACTTAACAGCAAGTACGAATAATTTTGAAAATGCATAAATGACCGGGCAGAGGAAAATTCCCTGCCCGGCTTATTTCTATTCATCATGGGCTAATATGGCGGGGAGAAAAACGGAATGCAAATTGATAAAATTGTAAGAAGAAAGGAGGCTTCCGAGCGTGGACTGGGATGCCATCAAGCAGGAATACATATCGACGAATATAAGCCAGCGCGAGCTCGCAGAAAAGTACGGAGTGTCGGTCTCGTCGCTTGGAAAAAAGTGCGCTTCGGAGGGGTGGAGCGGGCTGCGGAAAAAATTCAGAAAAAAAGTTGAAAAAAAAACAATGGAGAAAATCAGCCGAAAAAAAGCCTGCGAACTGGCGAAAATCGGCGTCTGTGCGGACAAATTGGTGCGCCTTATAGATGATTCTTTGAACGATACGGCAACAGTCAGGCAGACAATTGTCAAAATTGTGCCGAGCGAAGACGATGAGGACGAAGCGGAAGTCGAGGAATATTGCCTGCAAAAACTCGACACTAAATATTTGCGGCAAATGACGGCTGCAATGAAAGATCTGATGGAGATTCTGCGCGATGTTTACGGCAAGCCAAACACCGTGGAGCGGGCAAATATGCAGTATACGCGGGAACGGCTTGACCTCGAAAAGGCAAAAGCAGCCGCAGGTATGCCGACAGATGAGGAAGAATACGGCATTATCGAGATTCCGGCAGTGCTTGAGGAGGCTGCGGAAGAATGAAAATCTGGGAACCTCAGGAAAAACAGAAGAGGTTTATGGAGCGCCCGGAGTATGAAGTGCTATACGGCGGCGCGGCGGGCGGAGGGAAGAGCGACGCGCTGCTGATTGAAGCCCTGCGGCAGGTGCATATTCCGTATTACCGCGGACTGATACTGCGAAAAACATATCCGCAGCTGTCCGAGCTTGTAGAGCGATCTGAAATGCTTTATCCGCGGGCGATACGCGGCGCAAAATACAACGAGAGCAAACACCGATGGAGCTTCCCGAGCGGGTCTATGATCTATTTCGGCTCGATGCAATACACGAAGGACAGGTTGAAATACCAGGGCAAACACTATGATTTCATTGCATTTGACGAGTTAACACACTTCACATGGGACGAATACAGCTATATGTTCTCGCGAAACCGCCCGGGAGGACCCGGTACGAGGGTTTATATGCGGGCGACGACCAACCCCGGCGGTATAGGACACGGCTGGGTAAAGTCCCGGTTTGTCACTGCAGCGCCGCCAATGACGCCGATAACGGAAAAGTTCAATGTGGTGACGCCGGAAGGGAAAATTATAGAGGGCAGCAGGAAGCGGATATTTGTTCCGGCGACGGTTTTTGACAATCAGGAGCTTTTACACAACGACCCTGAATACATCATGAAGCTTGCTGCCATGCCGGAGGCGGAGAGAAAAGCGCTGCTATACGGCGACTGGGACAGCTTTTCGGGGCAAGTGTTTACGGAGTGGCGCAACGATCCCGAGCATTATAAAGACCAACGGTGGACGCATGTCGTGGAGCCGTTCAAAATCCCGGAATACTGGCAGATTTACAGAGGCTTTGACTTCGGCTACACGAAACCATATTCCGTAGGCTGGTATGCGGTGGACACGCACGGCAAAATATACCGCATTGCTGAACTGTACGGATGTACGGGCACGCCGAACGAGGGAGTGCGGCAAGACCCGGTCACGATTGCGGCAGAGATTCGGCGCGTCGAGCAGGAGGATATCAACCTCAAGGGAAAGAACATTATCGGCATAGCAGACCCGTCAATTTTCGACGAGAGCCGCGGCGAGAGCGTAGCGCGAATGATGGAAAAATCCCCGAACTTCATAGTATTCTCCCCCGGCGACAACACGAGAATCGCCGGAAAGATGCAGTATCATTACCGCCTGGCGTTCGATTCGGAGGGCAACCCGAAATTTCAAGTGTTTTCGACATGCCGGCACTTTATCCGCACTATTCCCGATATCGTCTATGACGAGAAATATGTTGAGGATATCGACACATCGCAGGAGGATCACATCTATGATGAGTGCCGATATGTGCTGATGGAGAACCCGATAAGTCCGGAGCCTCGCAAAGCCCCGGCAAAAGTGCCGGATGATCCGCTGGAACTCAGAGAAAAGCCGGACAAATACAGCTTTTACAGACTATAGGAGGCAGAACAATGGCAAACAGCAGAAACCCGATAGAAGATATCAAGCGCCGCAGGGCGGAAATGCGCGACCAACAGCAGCAGGAGCAGACCTCAAGAAACCCGGAGCGGGATATTGCCGCACGAACGGAGGCATTGCGGCAAGAGCTTGGAAATCCTGTGCAAGAGGATAGACAGGCAGAAACAGTGAATGACACTGATATTGTGAAATATGAACCCGAGAGCGGGTCAGAGCAGGACCCAATCACGGAGGAGTCAATCGCCCTGGCAGAGGAAACCTTGCGAAAATACAAAGACGGCAAGGCAAATCTCGAGAACAGGATAATCGAAAATGAGCAGTGGTGGAAGCTGCGGCACTGGGAGACTATCAGAAAAAACCAGGCGAAAGGCGCAAACAAAGAGCCCGAGCCCACTTCGGCTTGGCTGTTTAACTCACTGGCAAATAAGCACGCGGACGCTATGGACAACTATCCGTCGGCTTCCGTGCTGCCGAGAGAGCAGAGCGACAATGCTTCTGCAGAACAGCTCTCGGAAATTCTGCCCGTTATCATCGAGCAAAACGGTTACAAAAAGACGTACTCCGCTAAATGGTGGTACAAGCTCAAGCAAGGTTCAGCCTGCGAGGGCGTGTTCTGGAATCCGCAGAAGTACAACGGCTTGGGAGACATCGAGATCAAGAAAATCGACCTGCTGAATCTCTTCTGGGAGCCCGGCATAGAGAACATACAGGACAGCCGCAACATCTTCCATGTGTGCCTGCGCGACAACGATGTGCTCTCGCAGGAATATCCGCAGCTGAAAGGCAAGCTCGGCGGCAAGACGATAGAAACAAGCCAGTATATCTATGACGACAACATAGACACATCGGATAAGAGCGTTGTGGTTGACTGGTACTATAAGAGACTGGTTGGCAGCAGAACAGTGCTGCATTATTGCAAATTCTGCAACGGCGAAGTGCTCTTTGCCTCCGAAAACGATCCTCAGTATGCCGAGAGCGGGTTCTATAATCACGGCAAATATCCGTTCGTGTTTGATACACTCTTCCCAGAGGAAGGCTCGCTTGTGGGCTTTGGATATTTGGACATTATGAAAGACCCGCAGATGCAGATAGACAAATATGACCAGGCGTTTATGCAGTCGGCCGTTGCCGCCTCTCGCCGCCGTTTCTTCATCAATGCTGCGAGCGGGAAAATCAACGAGAAAGAATTTCTTGATGTCTCGAATCCTTTTGTGCATGTGGACGGCAGACTCGGGGAGGACAGCATAAAAGAAATCACTATGACGCCGCTCAATGATATTTATGTGGCGCTGCGCACGAACAAAATAGACGAACTCAAGGAAACGAGCGGAAACCGTGATTTTTCACAGGGAAGCACCACGAGCGGAGTTACCGCCGCTTCGGCGATAGCGGCGCTGCAGGAAGCGGGAAGCAAATTGTCGAGAGACATGATTCAGACCTCATATGACAGCTATGAGGAAGTGCTCTATCTGTGCATCGAGCTGATAAGGCAATTTTACGACGCGCCGCGCAGTTTCCGCATAACGGGAAAAAGCGGAGAGCAGGAATTTGTTAGCTACGACAACCGCGCCATACAGCCCGAGGGCGAGCGCACAGAGTTCGGCATTGATATGAGCGGACGAATGCCGATTTTCGATATCAAGGTCAGGGCGCAACGAAACAATCCTTTTTCAAGGCTTTCTCACAACGAGTTGGCACTGCAGTTCTATAACAGCGGATTCTTCAATCCGGAAATGACGGATCAGGCGCTCGCCTGCATCGACATGATGGACTTCGAGGGCAAGGACTCCGTCGTGCGGAAAATATCGCAGAACGGTACGCTGTATGAACAGCTCAAGACCATGCAGCAGCAGCTCATGCAGATGGCGCAGATAGTTGACGCACAAAACGGAACAACGATAGGTAGTCAGATGGCGGCATCTTTTTCGGGTGGAGTTCCGGTGGCGAGCGTAGGCTCCGGAGACGGCGAGCTCAAGAGCAACTCGCTTGGCGAGACGCGCGCAGACGAACACGCAACGGCCGAGAATGCGAGAGAAAAAGCGGCTTCGGCTGCGGAACCGAGGTAATGTTATGACAACAATAAAAGTTCGCCGAGCGGGCAGAGAAATGAAAATAAGCATTTCGGGACATTCGGGATATGCGCCGAGCGGGCAGGACATAGTCTGTGCCGGCATTTCGACACTCGGCCAGACCGCCGCAATGATGTTCGCGGAGATGGAATCTGCGGGAGACCTCGAACTCTTTACCTCGGAGAAAAGCGCCGGAAAGCTTTTGCTGGCAATTAAGGCATATAAGCATACTAAAGCAAAGGCAGCGGGAATATATAGTTTCTTCTGCACGGGCGCGAGGCTTATCGCGGACAGCTATCCGGCAAATGTGACTTTCATAGTTGACGACGATTTATCATCAGAGGCGGGGAGAAAAACGAAAATTAACTCGCTATAATATAATCACAAAGACACTTCGGAAAGACGATGGAGGTTAATTTTTATGTTCACAGACACAACAAAGGCTTTTTCGCTCACACTGTTCGGCGAGGGCGGAGGAGACGGAGCGGGCGTATCGGCGGCAACGGCCGCCACGGCTTCCGACGCCGGGGAGCAGACACGGGCGATTGAAACGCAGGACGCCGCTGCACAGCCGGAAAGCGAGATCAATGTTACGGCATCGACGGTCGAAAATCAGGACGCGGAGTTTGAAAAGCTGATAAAAGGCGATTACAAGGACGCGTTCAGCCGCCGAGTGCAGAACATTATCAACGGCAGATTCAAGGAAACACGCACACTTCAGGAGCAGCTGCAGAAGAGTACGCCGGTCTTTGAGATTCTCGCGCAGAAGTACGGGATAAAAGCGAACGACATTGACGGCATAGTCAAGGCTTTGGAAAATGATGATGAATCATACAGAGAAGAGGCTATGGAAAAGGGCATAACCGTTGAACAGCTCAAGGAGATGAAGAAGCTTGAACGCGAGGTTCTTCAGCTCAGACGGAACGAGTCTCGTCGTGATGAGCAGGACAGAATAAACCGAGACATCACCAATTGGAAGAACCAGGCGGAAAGTCTCAAAGAAATCTATCCGAATTTCAATCTCGACACGGAGATAGAAGATCCTCAGTTCTTCAGTTTGCTCAGAAACAATGTCGATGTCAGAACGGCCTATGAAGTCATTCACCGAGACGAGATTCTCGGAGGCGCGATGCAGTATGCGGCGCAGACGGCGGCAAAGCGAGTCGCCGATTCTGTTGCGGCAAACAGCAAAAGACCGGTTGAAAACGGTGTAACTTCACAAGGTGCAGTTAATTCCCAGACGGATGTTAACAAACTGACAAAGGCTCAGCGAGAAGAAATCGAACGCAGAGTGGCAAGGGGAGAAAGAATTACTTTCTGATCTCCTTGCACTAAGAAAAGGAGATAAAGAAAATGAACAATTATGTCATATTCGACCTGCAGCTTTTTGCTACGGTCGTAAACGCAACTACTTCGGCGGCAAGCGGTAACAATCTGTCCGCCGAGATGAAAACCTACTACGAGAAGAGGCTGCTTGACAACGCAGAGCCTAAGCTCGTACACAACCAGTTCGGAGACAAGTATCCTATTCCCAAAGGCTCCGGCAAGACTATCGAAATGCGTAAGTATTCGCCGCTTGCAAAAGCAACCACGGCACTGACGGAAGGCGTCACGCCCGATGGACAGGCGCTTAATGTGAGCACAATCACCGCTACTGTCAAACAGTACGGCGGCTGGATACAGCTTTCGGATATGCTCGACATGACGGCTATCGACAACAATGTTCTGCAGGCAACGAAGCTTCTCGGCTCGCAGGCAGGACGCACTCTCGATACCGTCATAAGAGAAGAGCTTGCCGGCGGCACAAACGTTATTTACGCGCCCAAGGTTGCAAGCGGCGCAGAAACAGCAGTAACGAGCAGAGCGGGACTCGACGCGACGGCAAAGATCAATGTTGACCTCATATACCGTGCGGCGGCTCAGCTGGAGAGCATGAATGCAGACCCGATCGGGGATTCGTTCGTGGGTATTATCCATCCGTATGCAGCATATGACCTTATGCGCTGCGAGGAGTGGATTGACGTACATAAGTACGCTAAGCCCGACGATATCTACAACGGGGAAATCGGCAAGATCGGCAATGTCAGATTCGTCAAGTCCACGGAAGCAAAGATATGGACCGGCACCGGCTGCCCGTCCGGTCTGGCGGTTTTCGCCACGCTTATCCTCGGCGCTCACGCTTACGGTCTGACGGAGATCGAGGGCGGCGGTCTGCAGCATATCGTCAAGCAGCTCGGCTATGGCGACGATCCGCTCAATCAGCGTTCGTCCTGCGGCTGGAAAGCGACCGAGGTCGCAAAGCGCCTGGTTGAGGAGTACATGGTGCGTATCGAGTCCTGCTCCGCGTATTCGGCCACTGCGAAAGCTAACTGATAAAAGCTCAGAGGGCATTTTGCTCTCTGAGCCCGAAAGGAGATATTTATGGCAAGAACAAAAACTGCAACACCCGAGGAGAACGCAATCCTCAAAGAGACGGCTGCACCCGAGGAGAACGCAACCCCCGAAGAGACCACAACCACCGAAGAGGCTGCTGCGCCCGAGGAGCAGAAAGAACCCACGGAGAAAATCTTTCTCTTTAAGGACGACGGTGCATACAAAGATGATCTGTTTGTTTCGGTCAACGGCAGGAATTTTCAGATCCAGCGTGGCGTAGAAGTCGAAGTGCCCGCCTGCGTCGCAGAGGTTATACGCAATTCCGACAGACAGAAGCAGCTGGCGGAGCAGCGCCTTGAGAAGCTGGTAGAGCAGTATATCAAAGAGAGATAAAGACACACCGAGAGGGCGCATTTTGCGCCCTCTTTTACTTTCAGGAGGTTTATATGAAAATATGCGAAGCAATAAGACAGACCGATGAGCTAAAGCCCAATCAGTATTCGGACGAACAGAAAATAATGTGGCTTTCCGAGCTTGACGGGAAGATAGTAAAAGAGCTGATAGACGCGAAGAGCGGGGAGAAATCAACGGTGTTTGAAGGCTATAATGAAGACACAGACACGAACACAGAACTGCTTGTGCCGGAGCCTTACAGCAACCTATATGTTCTTTGGCTTATGTCAAAAATTGACTTCTTCAACGCCGAATACGACCGATACAACAATTCGGCAATGGCTTTCAACGAGGCATACGAGGGCTACTGGGGATATTACAGCAGAACGCACGCGGCTCCGGCGGGCGGAATATTTGCGAGGTGAACCGATGAGACTACCTATTCTTAACACGGTCAGTAAAAACAGGGAAATGATGAGCGCGTTCGGAGGATATCACCATGACCTTGTTATAAGTGACAATGAATTTTACGACGAAGAGAATCTTTCGTCAGACAGCTATCCTGCCCTGACGCCGAGAGAGCAGCGGAAAAAAATTCGCGATTTCACACGCCTTGACGGCTTTTGCGTGAACAACGGTCTGTGTTGGGTGGACAATGGCAAAGTGTTCTACAACGGCGATCAGGTCAGCGGCGATGTCGAGAAAAGCCGCAAACAAATGCTGAGCATGGGTGCGTATGTCCTCATATGGCCGGACAAAAAATATATCAACACCGAGAAAGTGAGCGAGGGCGTAGGCAGTTTGGAAAAATCGTTTACGACAACTGCGGCGGTATCATTTACGCTGACGCGAGTAACCGGAGATGATTATAACCCGACAGTCTCGGCCACGGCGCCGGAAGAGCCGACAAACGGCGACAGCTGGCTTGATACTTCCTCAAAGCCGCATACTCTCAAGATATATGCCGCAGCAACAAAGATGTGGAATGCGGTGGCGACGACATTTGTCAAAATCTCTTCGGCCGGAATAGGCGAAGGGTTCTCGGAATATGACGGAGTGACTATAAGCGGCTGCAAAGACGAACAGTTCAACACAAACATGATACTCTATGCCGTCAGCAAGGATTACATAATCGTGACCGGATTCATAGATGAAGTATCGAGTCAGCATGAAGCGG